GCCTCGTTACTTGGAACGACGGCATGGTACTCGAGCAGGTGTGCGTTGACTTGGAAAGCGAGGATTACGAAGTCCAACCGTTTATTATTCCAGCTTGTGCCGTCAACGCCCCGCACCGCAGAGACAGGGTCTGGATTATTGCTCACACCGAGGACAAGGGAAACCGAGCAGGATTTAGAGAAATTCAAGGCGAGGATGGCGAAGTACCGAAACGGGACGACGATGCCAAACCTGGCTACCCAAATTGGCGCAGAGACTGGCGAGAAGTTGCGGCTGCAACCTGCAATGCCAGGATGGATGATGGGCTTCCCCGAGGAGTGGACGGAATTTCCTATAGTTTCGCCAAGTGGCGGAACGAATCGATCAAAGCTTACGGCAACGCAATAGTACCTCAAGTATCGATGGAAATATTTAGAGCAATTAAGAGGACAATTAATGTTAACTAAATCACCAACTACAAATAAGCGAGAATAAAATAACAGAGGTGAGATTACTAAATGTTGTGTCTCGTATAAATAAGGAAAGGATAGACAATGAGTGAAACTGTAGGACGCAAAGGAAAGCTCATACTTTGCAAAAAATATAAAGACGCTGATGAGCTTCAATCTAATTTGAAAAATTTCTGGCAAAGCGTGCCCAGAGAAGAGCGCAATATATACTATAGAGACGTAAAAGAAGTTGACGAATACGGGCTAGAGGATAACGGCTATGTCATTATCGACGGGAATTGTATTTATAAAGTTGAATTAGACAAAGATTTCGACATATATGACAACTTTGTTGAAATCACTCAGGTTCAAGATGGTGTTTATGAATTCATGACGCAGTTCTATAACGGCTCAACCTGCCTTCAAGAAATGCTACAGGAGGGCTTTGATCAAAAAAGAAAGAAATAATAAATATCAATTAAACCACTAATTTTATGGACATAGAGAAAGGAGATATCAATGAACAGGGAAATAGGAGACATTTATGTCCCAAGAGCTGTCCCAGTTGGTACTAAAATATGGTTTAGCTCAGAGAGACATGGCTATACAGTGAGAGCATCTAATACAGCATTTGCAATTTTGACCAAACCTTTTAACGCTCAAAAAACAGTGCTGTACACAATTATAGATTGGGAGCTTGGCATACGTGGTCCTAGCAACCTGATTTGGGGCACTGGTGCAGAGACTGATGAGGAGTGCCTAGAGCTGTTAGACATGCTCACCAGTGGCGAAATTGAAGTTAGCCACCGGCGTTGTGTCAAATTAGACATTTCAAGAGGAAAAATAGATTTGCAATCATGGCGAAAAGGAAGACCGATGATTTACGAAGCAAAGGATGCACTATGAAATACACAACTCGTACCGATAAATCATGCTATTGCCATACATGCGATAAGGACTTTCACTACCTTGGTATCAATCGTCATGTAGCAATGCACCGAGATAAACGACAGCGCTGTAAGGTTACCTATACGTACGGCGACACCTACACATATCCTTTCGATGAGCTAGGGAAAAGACCCAATCAACCAATGATCAACGAGAATAACAGAGGTGAAAATGATGAAAAGCAGTAATAAATCAATCAACAGTCAACGAAAGTCGATTTCCAAAGATGCTGTTGTTGCTTTCCTGAGTCTGCTAGTTTTTATCCTACTGCTTGGCTTTAGCTCCAGTATAAGCAGCTACGATTTTGATAAGCAATCTGAGCTGTCTGCTCGCTGCAGGTCTATGGGTGGAGAAATGGGCAATGGTAAATGTTTTAAGGATGGGAGGGAAATATAGCATGGAAACGTTTGAACTATGCAAAAAGCTACATGAGCTAAAACCTGATTGGCAAGGCATTACTGGCTGCAAGCATCTCATCAAGTTCAAAGCTCCTAAATCACATATTTATCCTGAGGATGTAAATCGACCCTGCTACGATTGGGCACCAGAATACACACTGGAATATTTATTGGATAAGTTGCCAGACGCTATTGAGAATAAACTTGGCGTTGGTGCATTAACACTATCCAGTAGAAAAGTGCAATATAGGGATGGTTGGCTGGCGTTTTATGGAGATGACGAAGGATGCTCAATAGACAGCAACTTAGTTTGTGCCGCACAAACCCCGCTAGACGCAGTATTAAAGTTAGCCATAGCAATGGCAGAAAAGGAGTTAGTATAAGCCATGGCAATGAGAATAGATGACATAGACGTGATAGATAGACCAACTCCTGCTCCTGTTCGAGTGATTATATCGTTATTAGTTATGATGGCACTTATATTTCTCATCGGTAAAGCGATAAAAGACGACCCATTCCTATCTGGTACTGAGATTTGTCAAAAACATTTTGGTAAAGACTATGCCTATCAAAGTGGGTATCATAGTGCAAGCTTCTGCGTAGACAGTTCAGGCATCCCAAAATACCCCAAAACCTGGCGCGAAAAGAAGCACTCAAAGGAGGATAGATAATGGGTTATAAATTATCAAAAGTAGAAGTGTTAATCCTGGCGACTGGAGTGCTAATACTTATTTCTTGTGTGGTGGCTTTAACTATTCTTGGCATAAATGATATGGTTAACGACCGTCAAATCAGAGACGTCAAGGCTCGCTGCAAAACAGTTGGTGGCGAGATGGGCTACTCGAAATGCTACAAAAATGGAAAGGAAATCTAAATGAAAATCATAGCAGAAAATCCAGCTGAAGAAGCCCTGTTGTGGCGCATTAAAGCCCTGAGTGACGAGCTGGTCAATCAAGATAATCGATCCACTGATATGCCGATGTGGACGATCCTAGATAATAACAAAGCCGGCAAAGATTATGGCGCGGTCATGTACTTTACCGGCAAAGCTGCCGAGCAGCACATCGAGGAAAACGATCATCATTACGATAATCCAACGACATGCATTCGTAGCGCTCACGACAACCGAGAACTGAAAGATGTTATTCATTTACTCATTTTAGCTGGTGGTAACGAAATACCAAGTAACCATTATGGAGTTTTGAGAGATGCGTGATATTAAATTCCGCGCTTGGGATATCCTAGAAAAAAGAATGCGCAAAGTCGTGTCTCTGCATTGGCGAGATGGCAAACTTGCATCAGCTACGCTTGAGGGTGATAATGAGCCAATTCCGATTGAAGGACGGTTGGTGATTGAGCAATACACGGGGGTGAAAGACAAGAATGGTACAAAGGTTTACGGGGGCGACATAATAAAGGTTGAGAGAGATTCACTAATCTATCGAGTGGAATGGATTTACACCGGATTTGCTCTTGAACCTCGGTATAATTCACCGTTCTATCCGATATTAGGTAATGTTGAATTAAGGAGCAGAATTGAAGTCATTGGCAATATACACGAAAACCCTGAACTAATAGAGGAGAGGTAATGACGGACAAAGAATTGAAAACTCGAATTAAGTTTATTGTAGACAGGCTATCTTTTGAGATTGGCGATTTAACCCTGATGTACGAGCATAAACAAGTCGATCCAGAAGACTTTTACAAAGAAGTCAAACACGCAAAGAACGACTCTGTTAAAAATATCATGAATCTGATTAGAGAACATGAGCAGTTGCTGGAGGAGAAATGAAACAAGTATTATCTGATGAACAGCTAGAAAAGATTGTTCGTGATTGTTTTGGATGTGTCGCTTATCGCCAAATGACAGCTAATGAGAATATCAAGAAGTTCTACCAGATGGATGATAAGGCGTCAATCGATGTTGATGATCTCATCAAATGGCTGGTCCAACTTGTAAACGAAGAGAAGCAAAAAGCCAAAATTGAAGCCCTCAATCATGCTCTAGAATATATGGGGCAATTCCCAGATTTTAATTTAGCTAATATGTATGAATATATTAAGGATAAGGAGCAGGAGATAATAGAATAATGGCATATCAAATTGAAATCATACAAACTAGAAAGGCTGTTATAAGCGCAGCCACCTCAAATGAATTTGAAGCTTTAGATTTCGCTCATAGATTTATACGAAATCTTGATAACATTAATCGGCTCGATTTTAAGTCTACAAAATATGAGGTTGGGGACGCTATAGAGTGTGTAGTAAAAGAAACTGGAGATGGATCAATTAAGATCATCGAAAAGGATTCTGAGGATAGCAATGAATAACGATCAAAAATCCCCTATCCAGTGCAACAAGTGTCGTAAATGGATAGAATACAACTACTCCTCTGGCTATAGTCACCGCTGCAGTGGACGTGCAAAAGAGATCCGTAAAGCTGCACATAGAAGGCTTTACTCTATAAACTCTCTTCGAAATCGTGATACCCAAATTTTTGGAATGCATGATCTTGCTAACGATTTAGATTCTGTGAGCGTGGTGTACGACCCAACAGCTAATAAACTATTAAGAAAGGAAATTGAAATGAATAATCGCAAAAGAGAACAAGTTAAGCAATTGGTAATGGCAATTGACTATGCGAAAAAAAGAATATTGTATCTCGAGAGGCTTAAACGGAAAGACGATTACGATATTCTCATAAAAGACAACACAAATAATACAGAGCCTGAAGTAATCGAAAATGGGTATGAAATCATAAACCAAATCGTTTACAGTTATCAACAAAGTCTTGAAAAGTATAACAAAGAGCTGGATGAGTTGCTTGCTCCAGATACCACAGGAAACGAGCAATATGTTCCGCCCAAGCGTAAGATATATCCTTGGTGGAAGAAGAGTTGAGTATTTGTGTTATAATATAAATACAGTATGTGAGTTGAGAGAACGCAACTCTGAAGTAAAACGTTCTTATGTATTTTGAAAATGAGGTGGATATGGATAAAAAGCCGAGAAAACTAAATCCAAGGCAAGAAAAATTCTGTCAACTGTATGCGAGCGATAGAGAGTTTTTTGGTAATGGTGTTCAAAGTTATATAGAAGCTTATGAGCCTGATCAGTCAAAACCTAATTGGTATAATACAGCACGAAACCGAGCTTCGGTGCTACTAACTAACGCTAACGTTTTAAAGAGGATAGACGAGCTATTTGAAGCTGGTGGATTGAATGATCAGTTTGTCGATAAGCAAATAGAGAAGCTTATCACGCAGGACGCAGACTTCAAAGCTAAGATGTCAGCAATTCGCGAGTATAACAAACTCAAACAGCGAATAACCGAAAAGAAGGAAGTCCATGTCAAACTTCCTAAGCCAATCCTTGGTGATTTGGTGGAGGGCGAACAATAATATGTTCGTCTTGACCAGTTCAACAAAAAAGCTGGCTAAGATGACAAAGCGTATCCGTGGCGTGTGCGGTGGGACATCGGCTGGCAAAACTATATCCATCCTTCAAATACTTATCAGCAAGGCTCAGAAAGATAAGCGGCCGACTTTAACTAGTGTCGTATCCGAATCATTTCCACACCTTAAAAGAGGTGCTATGCGTGATTTCAAAAATATCATGCAGGACCACGGCTATTGGAAAGAATCAGCTTGGAATGCCACAGACTCTATTTATACATTCGAAACAGGCTCTAAAATAGAGTTTTTTAGTGCCGATCAGCCAAGTAAAGTACGTGGTCCACGTCGCGATCGATTATTCATAAATGAGTGCAATAACGTAGCTTATGAATCGTTTGATCAATTAGCAGTGCGTACACGATTAGAGATTTGGTTAGATTGGAACCCAACGAATGAATTTTGGTTCTATGACTTATTAAATACACGTGATGATGTCGAGATGATTACTGTTACTTATAAAGACAATGAAGGGTTGCCCGAGTCAATTGTAAAAGACATCGAAGCCCACAAATCAAATAAAAACTGGTGGCAAGTTTATGGATTAGGTCAACTAGGTGAAGTTGAGGGCAGAATATACAAAGGCTGGAGGATTATAGACGAAATACCTCACGAAGCCCGTTTAGAGGGCTATGGATTAGATTTTGGCTACTCAAACGATCCAACAGCTATAGTCGCGATTTATTACTATAATGGTGGTTATATTCTAGATGAGATACTTTATCGAAAGGGTATGAGCAACCAGCAAATCGCCTCATTTATGAATAATCAGGAATTCGGAGTAATAGTAGCAGATTCAGCAGAGCCTAAATCAATCGACGAGCTACAGCTGTATGGGTTGTCTGTCAGCCCCGCTAAAAAGGGCTCAGGTTCTATCTCTCAAGGGATAAATTACGTACAAGAGCAGAGCATATCAATGACTAAGCGAAGTATCAATCTGATTAAAGAATATAGAAATTATCTCTGGCAAACAGATAGAGATGGGAAAACTATCAATATACCAGAAGGTGGTTTTGATCACGCTCTAGATGCTGTTAGGTACAAGCTGTCTAGCGTTTTAAAGCCAAAATATGAGCAGAAGCCAATAATTCAAACGTCAGGAGATCTAGCACAATTATGGAGTTAAGATTTGGTGAGGTTAAAAACAAATACGTTACAGATGGCGTAGAGGTTGAAGAAACTAGGAAGATAAGAGACTATATGACTGCTCAAAGCATTCGTTCATTTACGATTCCTGTGAAAGTTAGTAGCTTTGATGAAGTACGACAGGAATTTGACGATCTCATAAAACAGGCAGAAGATGGTGAGTGTCTAGATATATCATTGAACGTCAGAATTGATAAAAACACAGGACTGCCGCAAATGGTAAAGAAGACTATTCTGGATAAAAGTTCAAGGTTGTAGACACTAAAAAATAAATATGATATTATAGACGCGTAACAAGCTACTGGGAAAGCCCAGCGTGATGATTACATGATAGTAATTTTTACGTTGGGAGTAATCAGTGGCTTTTTCTTATGTCGATGAAAAGAATATCGGCGACGCATATGAGGATAGTAAGAAAAAATACGCTTCAGCATTAGCGAAAGTTGATGAATACGAGCGTATTGCTCTTAATAAGCCTAAAAATAATTTACCATCGGGCTTCCCAGACATGACAGATGGTACAACCGCTAGCTATATTCAATCACGTCCTAAAAGTACAATCCAGCAAATCCCAACAGGTCTGGTGACGAGTTTAGACAAAGATAAAGATTTGGCCGGTATTGCTAACTTAGTTCTCACAGAAGACATTATTCCAAACGCAAACACAACCGGTAGCGTCTTACAGAAGTCCTGGGGAGCGTCGAGTAAATCCATGACGTACGGAGCTCAGCCTGCATATTGCTTCTACGCACAACACGGAGATTATTTTGGTGCAGACTTCAAACTGCCCTACATAAAAGACGTTATCTTAGAATCTGGAAAAGTCTACGACAAAGACTGTAACGTTATTTTCTTGAGAGCATGGTATCAACCGAATGACATTAAATACCTAATCTACCGCGAAAAACAATTAAATAAACAGGGAATAAAGAGTGGCTGGCGTTTAGATAAACTAGTCAATCTACAGGCTAAAGAAAAGGATAATGAAAGCAAAACTCCCGCTGAGCGTGCTCAAGGACTTGAGATGGGCGGCATTGAGATTATTTTTGCCTTTCAAAAGGGGAAGGGTGCGTTATTTTACGGATATAGTCCAGACAACAAAGAGGTTGTTTACTCAACTGTCAATCCTGATCCGAGAGGCATTATTCCAATTCATTTCCTATATCACGATATGGACATGTCCAGCCCGATTGGACGTGGTGCAGTGGAGCTTGTGGCGGGCCTTCAAAACATGCTCGATTCAGAGATACAAATGTACCAGTATGCAGAAGCTCTAGGATTAAACCCACCGCTCATGAAGCGAGGCTCATTTGACACTTCAACGATCAGATATAAATTAAACGCTATTTGGGATTTAGGGACAGATCCTAATGCAAGCATTTCACCAGTTAATATTTCTACGCACGCATTAAGTAATTTCTCGAACAATTATGGTCTAATCAAGAGCCAGATCTTAAACATAAACAACGCTAATGATACCAGTATATCTGCTGAAGTCGGCAATCCTGGCTTTTCTCGAACAGATAGCGGCGTTAAAGCTCAGCAGGAGCGTACGAACGTTAGTGATAATTATCTTCGCAAACAGTTTGAAGATTGGTTTGGCGATGTCTGCGAAACGATGCTTAATATTCATTTTGCTCTATCTGAAGGTACGAAGACAATTGATCTCACTCAGGAATATATCAAGCGTCGACAGGTCGAAGATCCTGGCTTCAGTGCAACCACAGCTGAGGTTGATTACAGCCAAAAAATAAAAGGCTTTAAGTTCAAGGTTGATGCGTCCACTTCAAAGCTCAAAGATGACGAACAATCAATGGAAAACCTAAAGGGAATACTAGAACTGGCTCAGTCTGACCCTGAATTAGGTCAATATATCCGCAAAGATCAGTTATTAAAGCGAATGATCACTAAATCCGGTGTAGATGACCCTGAAGAGTTGATTATTGATCCTGATCAAAACAATAACGGTATAGCCGATAGCGAGGAACAATATGAATAACGATTTAATCCCAAACACCGGGCTTTCTTGGGGTATTCCAGAGGAGCGTGAAGAAAAGGAAAAGAAGGAGCGAGTAGCTGCTCAAAAAGAGATTGATGTACTTCAGGTTCTTCTAAAAGGTATGGACGAAAAAATCCAGTTAGCGCAAAACATCAATCAACTGACTATGAATCCTGAGACTTCAGAGGAGTCGTTAAAAGTTCAATTGCTTGCTGCAAGATGGCGTGTCAACGACTTGATGGAGCTAAAGGCATGGATTCAGGAGCAGGTGGAGAAAACAAATGGATAAGAAAGACGTGAGAGACAAATTAGAGCAGCCTCTTGAGACTGAATCTCTTTTAAAGAGTCATGAATTCAAGCAGGAGGGCAGGGTTTTGATTTGTGTGGACGATCCAAGCTTGACCGCAATTCTTCCGCTCGGAGTGTATTTATTTGGCGAGAAAGGAGCATATCGACTAGAGAAGCTGTTTTAGGTGGGTTGCAGGCTGGTGGTGTTTTTTGTGGTTTTGTCACCATCAGCCTAGAGCTCATCTCCTTGAACTCTCATCTGCGCACCGATGTAAAAGGTCGTAAATAACTAAATAAAAGGAGTAAACACCGTGGAAAATACCACTACAGACGTAAATACAAGCCAGAACGTGGCAGATGTGTCGTCAACATCAGACAGTTCAACCGACAACCTTGATTTCCAAAATGGCTTCTGGGAAGAGAGCGAACAGTCGGAGGGCGAGTCCAAAACAGACGAAACCCAAGAAAAAGAGGAAAAGCCTGAAGAAGAGTTAGAAGGCAAAACCGAAGAGAAGCCAGAATTTCCGAAAGCAGAAGAGCGTACGGCTCAGCTGAATAACGAAATTCGAGGATTGGTAGCGCGCAGGAATGAGTTGCAGCAGGAAGTTTCACAATACGAGGGTATTGCAAAGCTTCAGCAGCAGATCAACGAAAATCGCGTAACACCAGAGCAGCTAGAGGCTATGGGTTTAGACCCACAAGACGCCGCAGTGCAGTCACTTCTCTATAATCAAGAGATTGATAAGCACCAAGCTGAGCTCAATCAAGTTCAAGCTGATATTGCCGATCTTCAGTACAATATTGCACTTGATAGGGTCGAGTTGCTCAAAGACTACCCTGTATTCGACGAGAAATCGCCAGAATACGATGCAAACTTTACCGACAAAGCTACTCAGCTGTACATGCAAGCAGCCAACCTACAACTGAATGAGGAGGGTGCGCCAGTGTCAGCAGATATGAAGTTGTATGAGTTTATGTCTGCTCTAGCTGATGTACGCGCAGAGGGTATTAAAATCGGTAGTCAAAAAATATCAAAAACAAAACAATCTGCCGCAGTGATGAATACTGGCGGTATGTCAACATCTAGCGATGATGACGAAAACACATTTGTAGAAAACTTTTTTAACTAAATAAGGAGAACATAAAATGGCTGTGAATTTACCACAAGCATACTCAAAAATCCTTGACAAGGGATATGTATTAAAGTCTCTGACTGCACCTGCCTTCAAAGGTAAATACAAAGTAGTCGGTGGCACAACTAAAACATTTAAGATCTACTCAACGATCGCACAAGAGCTACGTGATTATACTTCGCGGAAAGAGCCTACTGGCGGGGCTAAAGGTGTTGGTGGTTTTGGTTATGAATACCAGGCTGCTCAAAACAAAGAGCAAGTTGTTACCGCGACAAAAGATGAATACTTTGCTATCTCAATTGACGCAGCGGATGCACACTTCTCTAAAGATGGGTCTCTGGACGCAAGTGAGATTATGCGTACACAGATGGAGGATGTTATCTATCCGACCTTGGACAAGCACAATCTGAGCGTTCTGGCTACTGCTGGTACTGCTACCGTTAAAGCTACGACAAACGCTAATGCATATGAAACGTTTACTAGCTTGATGACGGCTCAGACTAATGCTCTAGTGCCTGCTAACGGTCGTGTGGCATTTGCTTCAGCTACGTTCTACGCACGCATCAAGCTGGATGACAAGTTTACTCCAGCAAGCGATGTGACCGCAAAGAGTCGCCGCGATGGTAACTATGGAACTATCGACAAGTGTTTGGTGATTGAAGTGCCAGATATCTATCTACCAAAAGACGTGGATCTGATCTTGACTCACGAACAAGCAGCAGCAGCTCCAAAGCATCTGGCTGACTACAACCAAGGTAAGTTCAAAGAAGCTGCCAGTGGCTACTACGTCAATGGTCGTGTTGTTTACGATGCATTTGTCTTTGAGAAAAAGAAGTCAGCTATTCAGGTTTTGAAGGCTAAATAGTCTTCTTGGGGCGGGGAAACTCGCCCCTTCTGGCGCGTTTTGCCTCTCCGCGATAAATGAGAGGTCGAAGATTAACAATTTGGAGAGAGACTTGGTAGTGTATACTATTAGGTATGGAAGACATTGGCAATAAGCTATCTAGCTATATTTCGATGTTTTTCTTGGCGGCGTGTGCGACAGTAATGTTTGCTATGCCAGCAATAGCAGGGCTATCCTATGTGGCGGCAAAACTGTCTGATAACTTTCTCAATACAAGTATTTTTAGCTGGCATGTGGCC